GTAGGTCCTGTTGAACCACTACATTTATTAGAAGGAACATAACAATCACATGGATCTGGTTCTACAGGCACATAATCACATGATTCACCGCAGTCACATACATCAGGACCAGAATAATCACAATCAGGACAAGGAACGTAACAACCATTTTTAGCGCAAGAGTTCGACTTGTAAGGAACACCATTTATATAAGATACATTCAAATATTTAACATTAATATTTTCACTATTTATATTTTGCGCGTTTATGTTACTCATTTATATAAAAGACAAACATATTTTAAATTAATATAAAATCAATATTTATTTTTAAATTAATTTTAATTTGGAACAGGAAAAGGTCTTTGATTCTTTTCTATTACTAAAGGTTCAGGTATTAAAACAGGGTCTTTATTAAATATATTTACAGAATCAATTTTGGTTATTTCAGGAACAAAACAAGGAGCAGGGTTCACTAAATTTGTTGAATTAATACCAAATAAAAAAGATTCAGTATCAGCTGCGTTGTGTGATAATTTATTCCAAGGTATTTGTGCTGGTAATAAACCATTGCCTGGCAATCTTGTATTATAAGCAGCACCATATTGTGAATTAGGATATAATGTATAATTTTCATTTTGACTATATTGTCTTTGTTCTAAATTATAATTAATAGGAGTATTTCTATTACGTGTAGAGGCCATTTATATACATATAGAATTAAAATATAGATAAAAAATTTAATTATATATAAAATATAAAATAATTATTTATATCATTTTCTGTAATCTTACCATATTATCATTTGTAATAACCAAACCATCTAAATATTCACTAACACACAAATGTGTTACATACATAAAATCAAATGAAAATAATATCATCAAACCTAGTTTAGCATCATCACTTAAAAATCGAGATGCCACACAAAGTGCGCAATCATGTAATTCTTTACAATCTTTTATTTTTTCATATAGTTCATCTAACGCTTTGTTTATTTCTATTTCATTATATTCATCTATACATAAAATGTTGAGCAGTTCTTGACGATATATTGCGTCTCTTATAAAATCTTTTTCATTTTCATTTATATAATCACTTTCTGTAAATACATCATCATCATTATAAGTGCAAACTACACTTGTATCATACATTATTAAATATATGTAATAAAACTTTTTTAATATTTAATAATGCGATATATAATTATTATTATCATTATCATTATATAATGTAGTATAAAGACATTGACCATAAACTAACCCTGATATACATGATATTAATAAATAACCTACGTCATTATAAAAATGTGATAAAACTAGACAACAATCCATTATATATTTTATCTTTTTATCTTTTTAAATTTTTTAACTTTTAACTTTTAATTTTTAAGCATATTGATAAGTTGAATGCTTGTTAAAGTAATCTTTATCACGTGTTAATTCACGAGATGGAACACCACCACGAACCCATCCTTCAGAAGCATCACTTTCAATTTTGTTAGACATTTTTTCTTTAATAGCTGGTAAAAGAGGTGTTTGGTGATATTTAATATAACTCTTTTCACTTAAATTATTTACACTGCGTTTATTAGTTAATTGTTCTCCTTGTTGTATTTGCGCTTCCATAATAGGGTTTACTGATCCACGTCCTAAATAAGGTACAGTTGCGAAAGGTCTATGGAATAAATCTATGCGACATTTTGGGTGTGTTTGAATAGTGCCAATTTGAAGCTTAGAACTAGTGTCAATATTACATCCTCCAGCTCCTACATTAAATCCACCATTATACATAACGCCTGGTTGTGTAGTTGCTAAAGAAATTGGATTCTTCATAGAGCAATCGTTAGCGAAATAATTTTGAGTCATATAGTTACATGCAGCTACATTTTGAATAGTGTTTTGATCTAAAACACAAGAATCGTTTCCTAGACGTGCTATATTATCAAAAGTATAATTAGAAACGTAAGACATTTATATATATTATACATTATTTTTTACTAAAATTAAATTTTACAAATTATAAAAAATAATGTTTATTAATTTAATAGAATAATTATTTATAATACACAAAATACATGATAAAATAATTGCACTGTAATTTAATACAATGTATATCTGTATGAATCCTTTTCTCTTTGTATTGCTGCTGCTGCATTTGATTCTTTGGAACTTGGCATATTACCATATAACCATTGTCCAAAAGATGATTGGTCGCCTGGTTCTACACGTGTATTAGGTGTGCTATAAAATACTCTATCACTTTGATCAAGTTCAAATTTATCCCATAAACTATCATAAAGTTGTCTATTCGTATTCTTTATTCCTGGGTTCATCATTTGAACAGAACGTTTTACATTTTTTGTAATGTCAGCATCAACCTCCATGTTAAAAGCAGGTGGCGCGGATTTTCTCTCTGGATCATCATTTATTTGTGTAAGTAAAACATTGCTAAATGGATTCTTTTTATTTCCTTCTTTAAATTCACTTCTTAGCACACTATCTAATGTCACTGGATTAACAACTGATTGAGGTTTCTTATCAAATAAGCCAGTCACTTCATTTCCTTGAACGTCGAAACCTTCATTCAACAACATGCCATTTGTTATTTTTTGTTTTCTCATCTTAAAAAGGATAAAAATTAATAGTAATGTAAAAAAACCAACTGCTAAAATTCTCATAGAGCGCGTTAAAATATATCCTAAAATTGTTATTAAAATTATAAGTCTGCTTATAGCATTTAGTTTTTGCTCATAACACATATTGTTTGTAGGCCATAATTCAAAAATGTAATCTTTATTTAATAATACTGTGGGATTATTGGTCCAAAATTGTATTGTCATTATATATATATAAATCTTTTAAAAAAGTTTGTAAAAACTATTACTTAATTTTGATTAAATATGTTATTTTATTTACTAAAACAAAATAACAATGAATCAGTTATATAATAAAAAATCGATAAAATAAAATGAATAAATAAAAGTCAATAAATTAAATGTTAATAAATATAAAAATTATAGTATGGTTTATTTCTTTCCCTTCTTCTTTTTATTACTAGTCTGTTGTTGTCCTTGACCTTGACCTTGACCTTGTGGTGGTTTTGCTCCTCGTGGTGTTCTTTCAACCGTTTCCCCAGTGCTAAATATCTTAATAAGTTCTTCATCTGTTAATCTTGGCTCTTGAATTACGTTTGCCTGTGCTGCTTGTGCCATTTTTGTGGCTTGTTTAGCTTCCATCTTTGCTCTAATTCTCTCTTTTGTTTTTGCCATTTTCATATTTTTATTTAACTGTGCCTCCATAGCACCCATATTTACTTTTCCACCAAGACCACTTAAATTACCCATACCCATTTTACTCAGCATTGATTGAATATTACCCATACCAGGCATGCTCTTCATGCGGTTCATTATGTCAGTTGCCTCTGAAATTAATTCACTTTCTTTAAGTTCGCCAGATTTAATTCTTGAATCTAATTTATCGCCTACCGTTTTTACTAGTCCCATTAATTTTGTAGGATTCTTTACCAAATTATTGAACACATCTTTCATGTCTGTCATATTTTCCATGTCCATATTCAAATTAGCTGCAGTTTCTTCAGCAATTTCCTTTGCCAATTGCCCTAATTTACCACCTAACATTCCTGTAATGTGATCATGAATATCATGTGCATTTGGCATATCTCCCATATTAAAACCTGAACCTAGGTTTTCGGCTCCTTCTTCGTTCAAATTACCACTTGAATCAAATAATCCCTGCATATGCGACAATGTTTCTTCCAACTTACTCTTAAATTCATCTTCATTAATCGCTTCAAATAATTTAGCAGTATCACCAAAAGCGTCTTTATTATCCAATGTTCCTACAATGGAAAACATAATAAGCTGTAAATACTTCCAAATGGTTTCGCGTGTCTTTTCACTAATATCAAATTGCCATAAGTTTTTGAAATGTATGTTAGGTAAAAATTCAGTATCTAAACTAGATTCTTCCTTAAACATTTCGTCACTTTGATATAAAATATCGAAAAATCTTGGAGGCAATTTCTTTTGACAAAATTCAAATAAATACTTTGTGTCCTTTTTTTCTGCATCACTAATTAATTTATTTCTCTCTTCTTCATTTTCTACACTGTTAAATTTTGATTTGTCTGTCCACCATTTATTTATTAATGGGTTATATTCTGGGAAAGTAGTCTTTAAATCACCTATAAAATCCTTGATTACTTTTGTAAATTCCTCAGGAACTAGTTTTGTCTTATCTGCCATTTTATTAAATATAAAAATAATATATTTAAATTAAATTACTTACAAATATATTATTTGGATTTTAGAAATTATAAATTAATTAATTAATTACATAGTTCAGAAAGTCTTGTTAAATTTTGGATATATTTCATAGTTTTTGATTGGTTCTCAGGGGACATTTGTTTAACAGGTTCTCTTAATCTATTTATAGACTCCATAATTTTATCAGAATTAGATGCTACTGATAGATCTGAAGAATAATCTTTATTTATAAAGAAATCGATATTACCTGATTCTATTTCATTCTTATATTTCCCTACAATATATGTATTCCAAATTTTAACTATCATCTTAGGATTTGCCTTTCTAACTGCTATAAGTGCGTTTTTTGCAGTTAAAATATCAGGATCATCTGGAAAAACACTTTGGACATCATTAACAAAATCTAAAAAGTGATCGTTAAACGCCGATAAAATGTTGTTTGACATATTATCTAATAATATATTTATGTTTTTAAATTTATTTATTAATAAATATATACTTTTCTATTTTTTAAAAAAGTATAGCAAAATAATTTATATTATTAAATATATACTTTTTACACCTTTTCTCAATTAAAACGCTCATTTTATAAAATAAAATAAAAATATATATATATATATAATTATATATGGAGGACATTTATTATTTAATTCATACTACAAATAATCCTGATTGTATAAATTGGACTGAATTAAGAACTGCTAAATTTAATACAAACGACCAATTTCCAGGTGTGTATTTATCTATTATTACAAAAGATAATATCAATAAGGAAAACATATTTCCAGGGAAATATATAA